ATACTTAGTTATTGACGATAAATCCACATTTTGTATATTACTTGACATATTTAAATTTATGTTTTGTTTGTCTAATTCTAATGTTGTTACTGGTACTTGAGAAAAATCATATTCAACTAATGAATTTATTTCACTGTCTACATAAGCACTTCTTGCAGTTACAAAATCTGTTATTTGTTGTAAATGGTTTATATTCCCTTGTGGTATTGATGGATATACTTCTAAATCTTTCGCATACAATTCATTGCCTATAATACTCATAAAATCGTTAAATAATTTAGTTATATGTTCAACAGATAAAATATTTGTTCTTAATTTTGTATATCTCTCTTTTAATTGTTTAGCAAAACATTTTTCTATCCTTTGCCACAATAATGAATTAGTTTCTTGATATTGCTCAGGACATTGATAATTACTATTTACAAATTTACTTCCATCAAAATATAAACCAAATGTACTGTCCATATCATATGAACTGCAAAGCCATTTAATTCCATCATATGTCATCATTATTAAATTTTTTGCCAACCCATCTAATCCACATATATAATATTGGAATATATAATAATCTATGGCACTTTGAATGTCTAAATATTTTTCTATATTATATATAAATTGATTATCAGTTGTATTTTTAATACAATTAATTAATTCATTAAAACTTACTTTTATATTATTATTCAATATATCAGGTATTTCTAAAGACCAATCTGCACCGTTAATATTTGCGTTTTCTCTAAACTCACATGCATTAGATAAATTATTGTTTCCATTGTTATTTATTTCAGCACATAAAACAGCGTGATTAGGATTAGTATCGTCCATATTAAACATCCAAGCGTCTTTAGGTATATTCCAAGTATATATACCTTGATAGACTCCATTTACAGTAACTTTTACAGGGAAACCATCAATAGCACAATTATTAGGTGATTCTCTTAATTCTTGAGGTAAACTATTATAATCACTTCTACTTTTTACTATTTCACTCCAAATTTTAGCTGATACAATATTTCTAGCATGAGAATGGTCTATATAGTTAGCTTTTAATACAAACTTATTTTGTTTTCCCCATCCGTTAAAATTAATTTTTTGTTTATTTAATTTCGTTGAATCTTCATATAGTTTTATAGTGAAATTCTTTTTATCATATGCTAAACTTGAATTTCCTTGCCATTTTGTGTTAGATGTACCAGTCCATTCAAAACCATTTATCCTTACAGTAATGGCTAAGTCTATTGCATTTGCCTTACTCATTGTGCTTATATCACCAGTTAAATAAACTTCTGGTATGTTATTTCCTGTTACAATATTAAATCTATCTATTAAATTATTATTAGACAGTACATTATATATTTCCTGTAATATGCCTTTTAAATTTGTAGATGTAAAACCTATACCTTCTAAGTTCGCAATATCTTTAAATTGCGAATTAAGTGTTTCTATATCTTCACGAGCTTTACTATCTTTAAAATATGCTATTTTGCCTGTATCTTCATCTTGAACTTTTGATATATATTCAGTCATTTAAATCCACCTCCTGTTTATATGGTTGCAGTTTCAGTAGTTGTATTTAATTTTATACTACTGAAAGTCATAGTTTCTGTAGCTGTATTTAATTTAACTGAACTTTGCTGAGTTGGTTCTTCTGTTAAATCTTTCATACAACTTGCCTTTACCCTATATTGAAAAATATCACTTGTGGCTTTTTTACTCACTCCATTTTCTGTAAATGCATCTAATAATTCACCTATACAATCACCTGATTGATTTGTAAATTTATAAGGCAAATCAAATCTAAATATAGCTACATCATCATCTTCTCCAGTTTGCAAGACTCCTACTTTATCTACTTTTTCGTGTGTTTTAGGTTTTTTGACTGTTAAGGTAAGATTATGATTAGTAGCTTCTGAAACCCTTAAAAAAGAAAGTAAGCCTTCTGAATTTGTAGCTTGCAATTTAATAAATAAAGTTGATATATTTTCATCTGAATTATAAAAACAAATATACCCATTTTCGTTTGTTACTTTAGAATTTTCTAAATTGTAATTTAACGTAAAATCTCTTAAAATTTCATTCATATAATACCTCCTAATCTGTATAAGTTACTGTAGCCTTCATAACTCCCGTGCATTTCATATAATGATCTTTATCGAAAGTATGTTTAAGCCCAAATCCTTTCATTGTTCCATTTTGTATAGCAGTTAGTACTGCACTGTCTGTTATTGTAACTGTTGTTGTTGCATTCATTGTAAGATTAGCAGTTTTGCTCCAACTTAAATAAGTAGGCTCACCAGAAGGCCTACTTAAATGATTATGCATAACTATTTTAGCTTCATTGTTACTTGAACTACCTCCACTTGTACGTTCTATTTTTAGAACGACCTTTGTTATAGTCTTGCCTTGCAATTTACTGAAATCACTACCAAAGAACCAACAGCCAACACTATTAGAGGTCCATTTCCCTTGTATGACTAGGTTATCTTGTGCCCAATCGCTCCATGTATAACGATATGTATCTCCATAGTCAGAAGTGAATGTAACTGATTTACTTGTTGTAGTTCCTGTATTAGTATTAGTTCCAGTTTCAGTCGTAGTGCTATCTACAGTAACTTTGTTGCTATCTTGTATTATTTGTGATGAATTATCGTGAACTAGTTGACCGCTAGGAATAGAACCATCTTGAATGCATATTGTAGCACCATATATGGCTCTAGCAGCATAATTATTTGTTTTCCCATAATTCTTATACATGATAATTTTACTGCCTCTAGCTTGTACTCCATTTTGAGAACCTATAATTTTGCAGTTTTGCATTAACAATGTTGTTCCATGTTCTGCTCCTATAGCATAATAAGAGTTTGATGTTGTTTGACCATATACATTTATGCTTCTAAGTGTAACAAAATTGCAATTCGAGAAATACATTCCGTAATAATACGTGTTGCTACCTACCATAGATGCTGGCATTACAGCAGGTCTTTGACTATCTACTCCATCTGGAATACCAGTAACAGTAGTAGCTCCATATATGAATAATTTAGCAGTGCAATTATATCCAGCTATATGACCATTGTAATTTTTCATGTTCATGTATAAATATATATCACCATTAGAAAATCCCTTCAAATTCAAGTTTTCATTACATTCTTTGTCTAAAGTAATATAGATGCTATTACCATTAAGATTTTTTGGTAAAGCATCTAAAAAGCCTTGTACAGTATAAAATTTTGCACTACTAATAACAGCAGATGCATCATCACCATCTGTTGCTATAGTCACATTTATATCACTTACAAGCGAATTAATAATATCTTTACTGATTATTTTTCTAACAATAAGAGTATCGGCGGTCATATTACCTTGCGCATTAACTGCCCCATTGAAATTACCATTGTTAGCGGTCATAGTTCCGTTTTCATCTAGAGAAAATCCGCCATTCGCTGATACATAACCTTCGAACTTTATATTTTTAGCTTTTAATAAGATATCTGAAGTTGAAAGAAGTTGTATGAACTCAGGTGCTATAGTGATGCTACTTTCTTCATCATCAGAATCAAGTCCTTTTGCTATTAAGCTAAGTTTCTGAACTAATAAGGTTAACATTGGTATGCTTTGCATATCAATTAATATTCTTCCATCTTCGCCTAAATAAAAAGTATTTTTTTCGCCATTATTAGTGAGTATATTCATAACACTATTTAAATCAGCATCTAATTTTTTATATCCGACTTCTTCTAGTTGATCATTTAAATTACTTTCCTTTTCATTTTCCAATATTTTTTTTATTTGATTATAATTTTCTGAATAAGTAGCATGAGCTTTTTCTAGATCATACTTATCATCTTGTGTTATTTCTCTATTTGTTATTACTTTTTCAAGCAAATTTACCAATTCATCATAACTAGAGGAGAAATTATCATGTTCTCTAGTTATAGTCTCTATATTGCTCATAATAATCCCTCCTATGATTTTTTAGGTCTAGCTACAAATAAAACTTTATCTGGAGTATTCTTTGTTAGAGCTATTATTCTTACCCCATTATCACATTTTGTACTTTCAATACAACTCATTACTCCGTTTACTTCTCCTACACATATAGCTACGTGTGAAATTTGCATATATCTTGTAGTTGTAAGTTTATCTCTATCGTAGAATATCAAATCTCCTTCTTTTAAATTTAAGAAGTTTGTTGTGTCTGCATCATGTAAAACCCATCCATGTTCAACACAATATCTTGCTTGATCTGCAGATAGTCTCGGTAAAGTTATTGCCCAACTATATGCAGTATTTCTTTTTACTTTTGTCATTTTATTATTTTTGTAAGGAGTTTTATCGTATTTCAGTCCCATAAATGTATACATTGATAAAGTACTACAGTCTATTTGATATTTTTTTCTTTCTGAATCATACCATCTGCTTAAATTTGCAGATGGATTTTTAAATGATGCAGGAGTGGATGTAGCTGTTGTTGATTTCCAACCAGAATATTCTAGTTCTGAATGATTTAAAAATGTTTTTGCTATTTCAACTACTTTTTTGCCTCCAATAAAATCTTTTTCCTTTGTCGTTGTTGTTCCTGCTACTTCTTTATAAGCTGAAGCATAATATTTATAATCAATGTCACTGTTTACATTTTTCATTATTATTAATTTATAAGTAGTATTTGATTTGGGTAATAATTGTCCAGATTTGCAATCATCACCTTCGATATAACAAATTTTACTTTGTGAATATTTAAAATCATCTGTTGTTGTAAATTTTATTCTTGCATAAAAATTTTCTGCAACTTTAGAAGGCAATTTAAATGTAAGTCCATTTATAAGTTCGTAATCAGTCATTTGTGTAGCTTTTAACACTACATTTATTGTTTTACCTTCGTTTTCTGAAGGCTTATCATCATCGTCACCACCACTAGTATCTCCCTCACTACTATCATCTTTCTTTTTATATCCGATAGGAGTAGCCAGTAATTTTTCTTTTATTGCATTATAAAAAACACCAATACTGGAATCATCCTTGAAGGTATAACCATCATTAGTGTAATTGGAGTTCAATACTTTTATATAAGTTTCTAATTTATCAGAAACATCTAATAAAAATACATTTTCTTCATTATCACAAAACTCTTTTATTTGAGTGTTATAAGTATCTATAGAAGTATTTACAGTAGCATAATTTTCGTATGCTATACCAGTATGTAATTCTTTTAGTATGAAAATCGGTGTATTTCTATATTTATTTTTTAATATATTAACTAATATTTTTACTCCGTTTATACCTTTTTCTGTTAGATCATTTAATCCAAAATGTACAAGTGCATAAGGAGTTGAACTTGGATAAACTTTTTCATCATCTTCGTATAAGCCTTCTACTGTAGTTAACAAATTATTATTATCGTCATAAAAATCATATGCATTTGCCTTTCTAACCGCTTTTATGTACACTTCATTCATATCTGTTTTGTCTACAATAGGACTTTCCTCTATATTATTGTTATCAGCTTCAACTAAATCGTAAGGTCTTAAACAAAATCCATATTTATATATATCTGAGTAAACAGCCATATAACGAATTGCATTTGGCCAATAATCCCACTTTCTAGCATGTGCTACCATATGAGTACCATCGACCTTACCGCAATAAATTAATGTATGGTGAGTAAAGTTCTTTGACATTGCTTTACTTCTTGTAAGAGTATCAGGACACTCTTTATTACACATCATTATAATATCTCCAGCCTTCATGTTCTCAATAGTTGTCTTTGTTATCTTAAACATTGTATAACCACTTTTTTTCGTTGCATAGTCAACAAGTGAGCCATAAGCACAATATGAATCATCATGAAATATACTTTTTAATCCAGCTTCACCATAGCAAGAAGTAACAAGACTTGAACAGTCATAGCATATTGGATTTTGTAATCCATAAAACTTACCAGGATGTTTTCGAGGCTTTTTAAAATTCCATGTTCTATATTGTTGGTCATATGTTGCTAACTTATCTCTATGCTGTTGAGCTATAGCTTTTGCAGTATCAACTATAATTTGTCTTATATCAGATGCACTTGCTTGGCCTGTTCCTTTTGGAGTAGATGTACCAACTCCATAACCTAATTTATTACCCTGTGCATCCACATAGTAAGGTAATTGGCCGTTTACTACTTTATACCAACACAAATACAATTCTACGTTATTTGGAGTTCCTAATCCTTTAGTGTCTTTAAGAACTTGTCTGTAAGCTGCAAAATCAAATTTTCTACTATCAAGTTCCTCATAAACTTTTAATCTTGTTTCGTTTGATTGGTCACTTAAATAATAAGAATCTTTAAAAGTATATCCGTACTTGTCGCACACATATTTACTTACTATCCAGTTAAGTGAACCTTGTCCCATATTGTTAGCTACTAATCCACCAAATATATTTCCGTGTGCATAATCAATAGCTTGACGTAGTTCCCAGCAACCAAATCTTATTTGATTTAAGATATTTTTATCAACTGTTATTCCATTGACTGTTGTGTTTCCGGCTTTGTAAGGTGTCATTGTTGCATAAGAAGGAAGAAATTTATAAGTGCTGCCGTCTAAATATTTTATAGTTTGTGCCTTATTTCCCCACTCTTTGAAGTATGTACTTCTTTCACATTGCATTAGTCCATATCCACCTGTCGAACCAGTAACACTATAAGGGTCACCTCTAGATTCTCCCATTATAACCGCATACACTAGATTTGGATCTAAACCAAATTTTCTAGCATAATGTTCAACTATAAGATATAGTTTATATTTATTTCCTGTAGATGATAAATCGTTAAGATTAGCCTTGTTTTGATATTTACCTATGTCATATTTCTCATATAATGCTAATGCTTCTGCATATTTGTCATTAGTTTCATCGGTAGTAGATACAGTTTTAGAAGTTTTTACTTGATAAAATCTGTCATCCCCAAGCCATACACCATTTTTATAAGAAGTTAAATAAATAGGGTCACCATCTTCACCTTCATCGGGAGGGTCTGGTTTTGGATTTATAATACTACTAATTTCATCGAATATTTTATCTATCTCTTCTTTTTCTAGACCCATTTTTTCAAGATATTCTCTTATTTTAGAAATGTCTTCATCTGTTAAAGAACCTACTCCTATATTACCTAAAAATTCCAGAACATCTTTTAGTAGATCATCTTTATTTAGACTTTTTATTTTACTTTTTACTTCTTTATAATTTGCTAATGTACATTTACTTTTATTTTCCCAATCTGTAAAAGATAGTTCTAACTCTGTTACCCTAGCTTGTAAACGTAAAGAAGGTATATAATCATCGTCTATTACATATACAGTATCACCTATATCAACATCATCAGAAAGTAATAATATACTTGTCTCATAATCAAGTTGAGGTTCTTTTCTTCGTTGAAGTTCTTTCCATGTTTCATTAAGTAAGTCAGATGCATTACTAGCATCACATTCATACACTCCTGTTATATAACTTCCATCATCATTATGAAAATATATGTGCGCATCTTCATCTGCTATAAAATCTTGATTTAAAGGTTTATCAGTAGGGTTTCCATTAGCTTTTAACCATTCTACATTTTTAAAATTAATTCCATTTTGACCATATCCAACTAATGCACTACAAAACTCTGTTAAATCTTCATTTTTCTTAACATCATCTAAATTTCTTGAATATTCAAATCTTGCATTTGTGATTTGTCCTCGTTGCTTATATACGTTTATATACTGTTTATAAACTTTGTTATTTTTTATATCTACAGTAAATTCAATTTCAATGTCATAAGTTTCTAAATTATCTTGGATTACTGTATAAATTGGAGTCGGTTTTTCAACCTTAACACTTTTAAAAGTCGTAATAGAAGGGTCTACATAACCTAATTCAAATGTAGAATCCTGTAAAAGTAAATGAAAGAATGTAGTAACATCGCCCTGTAATGTACTTTCTCTTACAATTTTATTTAAAAGTTCTAATCCTGCTGTTTCGCAATAGCATTTTTTTATAACTGCACCATTCGTATGTTGACTAGATGTATTCATTATTTGAAATAATTTATATTTATTTCTATATGAAAAAACAATAAAATTTCCCTTTTGTACACCTGTTGTTCTTTCATTTGCTATTGTAGAAAATTCAAAACTTTCAGCTCCAGTATTTAAATAAAGTTTAAAAGCATCATCAAAAAAAGGACTGCTTGGATTAGTCCCGTTATTTGATAATACATCTATTATTTTTTTTCTTCTGTTTAAAATGTATATCTCAGTTACTAATTCTTGCAACTAATCCAACCACCTTTCATTATAAATAATCGAACTTGTAATATTGGCATCACTAGATATTCTTAAATCAAAATCACCAGGAGGTATTTCGAAGAACTTACTTCCTATATCAACATGTTCCATATTTTTTACATTATTTATATAAACTTCATTATTGGCAAAATCAACTTTCAATTCGTCACCTTCTTTGAAAATTATTATATCTTGCTCTTCATCTTGATTAACTTCATTTAATTTAGTTATTACTAATCTATTAAATGTCATTGTATCAACAACATCTTTATCAGCATATTTTCCAAAGTAAACAACTATATGATTTAAATCACCAACAGGAAATTTATCACTTTTTATAACTTCACTTGGTAAAGTTTTTTCAATTTCGCCTTCAGAATTATATTTTATTACCTCTGCATACCATTCATTTTTTTCTCTTCTTATAGTAAAGTGACCTTTAAATTCATTCCAGTTACCATATTTACCACTTCTTAATGTTTTTGTACTCACAGTTAAACTGTCATCTGAAACATTTGTAACCGTTGTCGTTTTAGCTTCAGGTACACTAAAATCTTTATCTTTTAAAAACTCTGTATTTCCAACTTGAACAAATGGATATGTAGCTTCATACCATTCGTTTTCATCGCATAACATAACCTTAAATAATTTGTTACCAGCTTGATCTAATCCGTAGCATTCGAGTAGACCAATTTTATCTTCTGCAGCATCAATTTCTTGGTCTGTATCAATTTGTACCTTATCTCCTTCAATAATATAATTTGTATAAATATAGCCATTTTTTCCTTGATATGTTGCTTTAGTCCATTTTCCTTTACTAGCTGTAATTTTAGGATATACAATAATAGCAGTACCTTTAGGTATTGTTGCTAGAAGTTTAGATTTTTTACTTCCAGATACTCTTAGAGATGCTGCTTGTTTTGTATAATATGTTGCAGTTGTAGTTGTTATTTTACTTAAACCAGTTGATATTTTAACCCAGCCAGTTTTGTTGTTATATGTAGTTTTTATCCAACCATTAGTAACTTCCTGTTCGTTTACTTTTAAAGGTGTTAAATATACACCTTTTTTAATACTTAATAAAGTTTTACTTTTAGATAGTCTCTTTTCTTTTAATTTTACTGTTGTAGCAGTTACTTTATATTTAGTTGTTTTTGTTTTATCTGTAGAGCCAATTTCATTATATTTCAACTTACCTTTACTATCATGATAAAAATACATACTACATTCAAAATCAGTAACATTAGAAGGTAAATTATATCTAAGTGCAGGCCCATGCCAGTTATCTCCGCTACCATAATCAGATGCTTGTATGCACCAGCTAGTGCCACCGTCATTCGGTTGAATAGTACCAGTTATAGTTCTCTTTGCATCAACTTCACCTGTTACTGAAACAAAATTTTCAGTAGTTTCACAAGGCTCATAAACAATAGTTGTACTTTCTTCTTGTTTCGGCTTAGTAAGTGAAGGATATTGACCAATTAGTATTGATTTTCCATTTTGACCATCAATTTGACAGTATGTAGCATTTCCTTCAAAATCCACATTTATAATTGCTGGAGTACTTGTGTTTCCCTCGTTAGAAACTGATAAAGTTTTTTCACCATTAAAAATTTTGGCTTCAGGATTATGTGAAAAAGGTGTAGGACATATAAAAGACATTTTTATTCTTCGCATACCTTTTGTGATTTTCTCTTTCGAAAATTTACCATCAGGGATAGCTAAATAAACTCTTCCATTATCATCTATAATTAGTTCTTTTTCTTCTGAAACATTAAATACAGATGATATTGTATCGATAATACTTTTACAATCTTCTTCTGTATCAGCTTTTATATCAAAAGTAACAGTTATTTCTTTATAGTCATATTTGAAATCTTGATAATATCTACCAGATCGTGATGGAGGGTCTATAAAATCATTTTTTCTTTCTGACATAAGTGTTGTATCTATAGAAATTACATCTACAAACATTTCTAAATCGATGCCATCAAATTTAAACACTTGTTATCCCCTCCAATCTATTTTTTCTTTTTTCAATCTTTTTATTTTTTTGTTGAACAGGTTGAGCTATTATATCAACAACTTTTGTTTTATCCATACTAGCATCAACATGAATAGGTCTATCTTTTATATCTCCTATAGTTTCTTTCAATGTTTCTCCTAGTGAATTAGCAATTTCTTTTACAGTGTTATTACTTACACTATTTACAATTTTAAGATTACTATTACTACTAGCTTCTAATGAAAATTTAGTTGTTTCAGATTGAACAGCCATTTTCATTGCATTCTGCATTTCTGTAGTTACATTTCTAGCTGCAGCATACACTTGTTCAGCTTTATTTTTCATACCAACAATTAAACCTTCGTCCATATATTCTCCATAATCAGTAGTAACTTTTGAAGGTGAATTTATTTTAGCAGTCTTTTTCATTTCTGCATTAACTTGATTAACAAGACTTCTTGCCGCACTAACTGCTCTTGATGTACCACTTTGAATACCTTGAGTAACCCCGTTAGCCATTTGTTGACCGATTTCTCTTGATTGAGTTCTAGCAACATTTTTCATACTTATCATTTGTCTTGTAAAGTTATTTCTTGCTTCTCTTGATTGAGTAGTTATAACTCTTTTCATTGATATCATCTGAGATGTAACAGCATTTCTAGCAAGTGTTATTTGTGTTTTAGATACATTTCTAATTGATATCATTTGAGATGTAAGTTTATTCCTAGCCTCTGAAACTTGAGTCGATATAACATTCTTCATACTTATCATTTGTGATGTAACAACATTTCTAGCATTTGTAATTTGATTACGTATTATATTACTAATAGATAGAAATTGGTTTCTTACTATATTAGACACATTTAAGCATTGATTTCTAGCTATGTTTGATATACTTACAAATTGATTTCTTGCTATATTTGCACATCCAACTAAACTCGTTCTTAAATTATTTTGTAATGATGTAAATGCTTGAGAAATCGAATTTGAAACACTTTGTGCTGTTGTCTGTAAAGCTGTTAATTGTGTTTGTAATGCTTTTATTTCGTTAGCATCCATACTAGAAAGTTTAGTATTTATTTTATTACTATTGGAATCTTTATTAGTGTTAAGAGGTTTTTCATCACCAGTCTTTTCATCTGCATAAGATTCACCAGTAAACCATCCCACTATACTTTTTATTAATCCAGTTCCACCTTTGCTAAAATCAGGTTTAGAATTAGTAAGCCAACTTGTTACTGCTTGCCAAAGTTCAGATGCTCTACCAGTAAATCTATCAGTTAAATTTTCAATAAAACTATCAATAAAAATATCTGCAAAACTACCAGTTAAGGATTTTATTTGTTCGCTTCCTTCTATCCATGTATTCATTACTGATGCAACTGCTTCTAAAGCATCATGTATATTGTCTGAATTGTTTTTTATTCCATCTCTTAAAGCATCTAAAATAACTTTACCAGCTTCTTCTATCTCTGGAGCAACATCTTTTACAAATTCTGAAATTTGTTTAATAGCACTTGAAATACCTTCTCTTATATCTCCTTTGCTTTTTATAATTCCTTGACAAATTTGATGTATAATTTCTTTACCTATAGCTAATACTCTACTTAATCCGCCTTGAGTTATAAAAGTATTAATTCCACTAAAAGCTTGTTGAATTGCTCCTGATATATCTGCATTTCTTATATATCCAAGCATATTGTCTAATGCTTTTTTAAAATTATCGAATGTATATAAAACTTGGCCATCCTCTGTAGTACCTTCTTTATTTCCGCTTCTCCAAACACTGAAAAACTCAGCTAATTTTTCAGAAGTAGATTGAATAGCAGGTTTTAAAAATTCAAATCCTTGTATAGCAACATCTTGTAAAGCAGATGATAAAATTAATAATTTATTTTTAGTTGTTTCATCCATAGCTTGTGCCATTTTTTCAGATAATCCAGTTACTAAATTTAAATTATCACAATATAATTTGAATTGTTCATCAGATAAACCACATATTTCATTTATCTCATCTAAGGAATCAGATAAACCTAAATTTGTTAAAATTTGTTCTCTAGTTGATTTATCCATATCTCCAAATTTTTCTCTTAATTGAGTTAAATTTGCAATTAAATCTATTTGGCCAGTAGAAGCACTTTTAGCAGACAGGCCATACTCTTTTAACACTTGATTAGCTTCCTTAAGTGACATATCTGGATTTAACTTATCTATTATTTCTTGTTTAGAAACAACATCTTTTAAACCTTTAGCATTGTCTACTATTCCTTTTGTATTCTCATTGATCATGTCACAAGTAGCACTATAGTCAAAAGCGTCATCATTAATTTCTTTATAAGTTAGTCCCAGTTCTTTAAATTGCTTTTTCTGAGCAGTTGTGGGATTTCTCATTGCATCTAATACACCAAACAAGTCTTCAACATTTTTTGATGTTACTTTTGCATCAGACCCTAATACTTGTAAAGCTAAAGCCATATCTTGAGTTGTCATATTGAATGCAGCACCTAAGTATTCTGTTTGACTTAAAACTTCTTTTAAGTTGTTTATTCTTTTACTACATTCTTTTCCAGTAACTCCTGCTTCTCCTAAATTTTGATTCCAATAAGAAACTGTCTGAGTAGAGTTTTGTACGCTATCAGTTAAACTATCATATGCATCATCCGTAGCATTGACAATTGATAGTAAACCTGTCATACCTGTTTTACCAGCTAAATCTTTACATGCAGCTGCTTGTTCAACTAAAGGTAATGATTTTAAACTACTTCTTAAATTTCTTAATGTTTTATCTAAATCAACTGAACCATCTTTCGCAGTAACAAGTCCTATTCCGTATTTATCCATAGCTTTTGCTACGGTTTCAGTAGGTGCACTTAAATTTGCCAACAATGTTCTCATTGCAGTCCCTGCACGACTTCCTTTTATTGATGAATTCGCCATTAGACCGATAGCAACTGATAAATCATCCATAGAAACGCCCAATGTCCCAGCTACTGAACCGGCGTACTTCATTGTTTCCAATTTTTGTGATTAACCATAGGCTCTTTATCCTATGCTCTATATGTTTCCATATAGTTTAGACTATATCTTTCATTATTCAATCTTGAATAAATCACTCCTGTTCGTGGATATTTCACCATGCAAAACTGTTTAGGTTACTTTATCTAGTCGTTACACCTTACTTACATTTCTGTAAAGTCTTGGCTCGGTATTAACATATTGAATATTAATAATCAATACTCAACTTAGCCTTCACCGAATTAAAGAGTTTTTACATGGGCAAAACGTCTACCCATTAATTCAACAGTTGTATTACTACGAGTAATAGTTGCTGCCATATAATCTACGAAATTTGATGCTTGAGATGCAGACATGTTCATTGCAGTTAAACCATCCATTATCTTATATCTAGGCTCTTTATCCTAGAACTCTTATTTTCATAAGAGGATGGGACTATATCATCACCTTCAACTTTACTTGTTAAGGTGTTCGGCGCTCGTGGGAGAAATTATTATTCGCCTATTCATTCTCCTAGTCTCTGAACCTTCCATGTACTTTTATGGCTTTCCATGGCTTGGTTGCTGATTAGCATATTAATTATTAATTTGTAGTATCAATATTAACTTAGCCTTCCAGCAATTCACCGAATGTTTTTTGAATAGTATTTCTACTAAACCGACCAATTTTTTAGTCACGATATCACTGGCAGTGCCGAGTTCAGTGGCACCGATGGTAGTTAAATTTAAAACATCTTGTATTGACGCAAGAGACTCTTGTAATGAAAATCCTGCCATACCCATATAGCTAAAAGCTTCACTCACCTGTACACTGGTGTACCTAGTGGTAGCTCCGTATTGTCTTGTTGTTTCTGTTAAGACTTCAATATCTTTTCCAGTAACACCCATAATTGCTGACACACGAGCCATTGAACTTTCAAATTCAATAGCATCTGCCATTAAGGAACTGAAATCAAAATTAAAATCTGTAACTTGACTAAAACAATCTAAGATAGTACTTGTTGCATTTTGAACAATATCAACAATTGGTTGTAATTTTTCAGATATATTCTGCAAGTTTTCAAAGAAATTTTGTTTACTAGCATCATATAACTTTGAAAAAGCAGTTACCATTGTAGTTACTGCTGCAACAACTCCTGCTGCAACTGGGCCAACAATTCCACTTAATGCTTTAAAAGTATTTGAAAAAGTTCCAACAAGAGAACTCATCTCTCCGAACACTTTTCCAACTCCACCTAAATCAGCAAAAGCATTTTTAAGTTCATTCAACTGACCTTCGACTTGATCAGATTTTAATTCAACTTCTATAACAACTTTTCCATCCGCTGCCATACTCTCACCTCCTTTTAGGCATAAAAAAAGAACACCGAAGTGTTCTATAAATCAATTAATCTATTAAATCATAATGAGATTCAGATTTTCTAAGATAAGTATTATATTCATCTAAACAATGGCGATAACTTGTATCAAATTTATCTACTCTTTTACTTTGAAAATAAACATAATCGTTATATGCTTTCATAGATTTATTTAAATAATCAAAAGTTATAGCAAAATTATTTTGTTCATCTTTATAACTTTCTTTTAGATTAAGATTTCTTATTTCATTACTTAATCCTTTTGTATTATTAAATATTTTTTTTGATATCTTCCCGCTTATACCACTGTTTATTAACTCTATACTATCATCATAAAGTTTATGATATTTTGAAAAAAGTTTTAATGTTTCACTATCACTTAATACTTGATTTTCTTCAATATTAGAATTTTCTATAGCAACACTACTTTTTTTATTAGTTATTGCACTAATTGCAGCAATTATTATAGCAATACTTAAAAAAGCTATTATTACAATAAAAATGTTTTTCATATTGGACCCCGAGTTTCTTCTCATACTATACTCCCCCCCTATAATAATATTATAGTACAAAAACCTAACTATTGTCTTAATAATTCTCTAGGATCTTCACCTTTCAATAGCATTTCTGTTATTAATGCTTGTTTTTCCTTTTCCTCTAATGACTGAGGTAAAGCATAAAGTTTTTTCATTTTTCTATAGAAATTCTTTTGTTGTTTATCTTGTATCTCAGATAAATCAATACTTCTATATTCTAATATTTTTATGAATTTACAATCACTTGATAAAGAATTAAATAATGCTTTAAATTTCCACCAGTGTAATCCTTCAATATCTTGTAAATCAATGTGATAATCATGCATAAATGCACTATAAATGTAAAAATCATCATGTTCAAAGCTATAGATAATTTCATTTTTACTAGAGTTTTCGCTCTTTTCTGAATCTTCGTTAGTACTAATAATTTCTTTCCCACACTTATAAAATAATAACATTTCTTCAACAAATTGATTAATATTATTATTATTAATATATTTAATTGTATCTATTTCATAACCATAATATAGTTGTAGAGCCTCATCTGATTTTTCTTTTTCACTAATATTATTATTTAACATTAACTGTTCAAATAAAATAGAAGTGCGAAAATCCCAGTTAATTGGATATCGCACTCCTTCTATTTCAACTTCAATAGGTAAAAAATCGGTTAAAATACTTATACTCATTAGTTATATTTTTTCTTATTTCTTTCAATAGCTCTACGTTGTTGCCTATTAAGAGAAATTTCTTCCTCTCCGAATACTTCTTCAGAAATAGTAGTAACAGATTTTAATTCTGTTGCAAATGCTTTATCTTGTTCTAATTTAGCTTTTGTTAATTCTTTTATAGCTGTGGTACATTTCATTAAATTGCATTTACCTGAAAAAATATCGTAAGTTTTTTCCTCACCGAACAATTCTTCAAACAAGCCAATTATGCTTTCACAATATTTTCTAGCACTTTCAATAGGAAAATCTTTATCATCTTTAGCTACTTCTGATATTTTCTTGTTTGTTTCTGAAAAAACTGATTCAAAAAATTCTTTTTCATCTAAATCTAAAAAATCAAATTCTAATTCCACACCTAATATATTAAATTTTGTATAATCGTTCATATTTTAACCTCCCTAATTTTAATTAATTTACAGTATTTTCTTTAGCAGTATTACTTTGAGTTGCTGCTTGAGTTGCTGTAAAAGTCTTTGTTTTAACATTAAAAGTTCCTTGTACAATTTTCCCTTTTGCATTTAAACTACCTTCGACTTTTAATTTTTCCCCACCGTCACCACTGAATTTAGAAACTTCATTTGAAACTCTAAATTTTCTTGCTTGATAAGTTCCTTCACTTCCTGAGACAGGATCATACATATCTACACGAACGAAATCTCTTTCTGCAGCTGTTCCTACTTCATGATTTCTACCAGTTGACCATAAATTTTTAATTCCTTTTTCATCTGGTATCATTTCAGAGACATAAGGGAATTTTGTTTCATATTTTGTTACAGAAGAAGATGTAGTTTCATCGTTTATGTAACAAGTTGTATCAATTTGTGCACCAGGTTCTTCATCTAAACTTTCAAATCCATATCCTAGCAATACCCATTCTTCCTCTTCGCTAGTACTGATGTTTAAATAATCTGCAACATCTTTTCTAATTAATGCCATAATATCAAACCTCCTATTCTGCTCTTTTTTCGTAAACCAATTTCATTTGAATAACATAAATTGCTTTATTTGCACTCATTTGCTCAACGTAACCATGAGTCAATACTTTTATTTCTTTCGCCTTTAATGGATAATTTAATTCCGGTAAGATTCCTTCATTATTCTTCATTTCTACCCATTCAGCTAATTTTTCATAAAAACTGATGTTTTTCTCGTTGTTATATGCTTCAACACTTTCTCTACTAGTAAAATCAAAAATTAATTGCCTTTCTGTAGAACCATCAATATAAGATTTTAAAATAGTTTCCGAAGGCGAACCATCTACTGAGTAAGTGCCTATTTCATCACCTATGTAATCAGCAGAAATAGGAGATTTATCGTCTATTAGAGGGCATTTTAAGAAAAAATCTATTATTTTATCTGTAATAGTTCTATTTTCTATTTCATTTAAATTAAGTGTCATTTACTTGCTTTCCCTCCTATTGTATTTGCAATTTCATTTACTATTGCATCTCCTTCATTAACCCACATACGATTTATCCATTGTTTACCTCTTTTACCACCACGGTTTAAACCTTCTCTACCCATACCTCTGTTAGTATAGTAGTTAATAGCAGCATATGACTTTGTACCCCCATGATAACTAGCATATACAATACTTTTTTTGTTTTCTTGAGCGGTGTTTTTTAAGTCTCCTGATAAATAAGGTACGTATGGGTCAGCTTTTGTTCTTACTAGGTTTACGAGTTGTTTTTGCGCTCTATTTAATTTACTTTGATTTACAATTTTGTCATAGTCTATATTAACAGTAACTTTTGCTTTTAAAGTTGCCATTTTACTCACATCCTAGTTCAAAGTGTTTTGTTAATTCACACTTAGTAACATTGATGATTTTAACTACATCATCATAGTTTTTTTGAATATCATTAAACTCTTGAGAATTTGTAATTTCAATGTCATGTATTCCTTTTAAGAGAATATCTTCTCCTTCGTTGAATGTATAATAATTACTTTTATCTTCAAGTTTACTAAATTCTTTAGGACCTATGTAAGTTTTACCCTCATAAGTCCCATAATTTACAAAAACTAATATTTTATTATCTATATCCGCAGATGAACCGGTTGTCTTTAAAAATTTCACTCCTGTAGCTTGTTGCCAATCTATACCCGTTAAATAAGTTCGGTAATAAAAGGGTTTTCGATTTTCATCTAAAGATATATTGAATAAAGTTGCACTGTCTTCGTTATATCCAAACACATTTACCACCTAACCTCTCAATTTAACTACAGCTACAGGTAAAAGTTCCTTGATCTCGTTAGTTATATCATAAGCACCGCTAGAACTAATACTTTCATCAAACGTAGTCTTCTTATTACCTTGAGAAATTGATTTGACACCTCTCACACTTGAATAATTAACTGCATTAGAAATTAAAAGAAACAGAGCAGGTTGATACTCTGTTTCTAATTGTTCAGCTGTTATAGTTCTATTAAGTCTATTCTTAAAATAAAGTAATAGCTTTTGAGTAGCAAGTTGTTTATGAATGCCTAAACTTGATTCGCTTTCGTTAGGAAACTTTTCTTGTAATATAAAATTCAAGTTAGCCATTTAAAACAACTCCTTTAAAATTTTAACTAAATCTGATTTTGTCAGTGTTGTATAGCCTTTAACTTTTTTTTCTTTAGCTAAATTCTTTAACTCATTATATTTTAAAGAATCTAAATCTATTATTTCGGATTTTTCCTCTGAGTTGTCGATATTTTGAACTAATTCATAACCTTCAGCAATATATTTTTTTGCCTGTTCTATGGTTTCTACTGTTCTATGAACATTTTCTTTTTTTATTTCAAACATGAAAGAATCAAACTAACGACTTTCAGATTGAGTAGGTTTTGCATCTTTTATATTAGCATATACCCCCTCTTTTTTGCTTTCTAATACCCATAAATCATGGTATCTTCTGTAGTCCATAGCCCATGCATTTGCACTTTGGTTAGTTTCAGGGTCAAATATTCTCATGATATCTTGTTTAGTTACTGCTAAAGGTAAATCTAAAGGCATGATTAAAAAGTTAACATCTAATCCAGAAGTTGCTTTAATGTATCCGCCAGTAGTTTGACCACTAGTCGAACCATCATATAATTGTATTGCACTGTATAATCTATTTTGTGGAACTGGTATAATTGGGCATCCATCAATAGCTGGAACTTTAGTGTTTATTCCACCTTGAGAAAAAGATACAGATGCTAATTTACCTAATGCAGCTTCTTCTATAGCTAGTTGTGTATCATAGTTACACATAATAACTAGTGTTCCATTATGACATTTTTCTCTTAATGTTTTTATACCTTTTTTAATTTTAGCTATAACAGTTGAATTTGCTACAGTATATCCATATTCTACATTTTCATCATTAGCTACACCCATAGCAGTTGTTGCTAATTTACTTAATCTATAAGCATCTACTTCAGGTATAACTTTAGTTCTTTGAAATTCACCCATGATTGTTGTTGCTGTTAATACAAAGTTAGTTTCATCAACATCTTGAGAATCTATTTGGAATTTACGTCCTCTATCTTGTGTCATTGTGTAAGTTTTGTATTCGTATTTGATAGATCCTTTAGTATATCCACTATCAGCTTGTCTGTCATAGTTAGCAAGTCCGTCCATTGATAATTGAGGTATTTTAACTTCTTTACCACCGTTATATTTAACTTGACCTGCATTGGCATCCATCCAGCCTGTCAGTGATTCATGTACCATTTGTTTGTCTAATGCATTTTGTAAAATTTGAGCATATGATATTGTGTTAGCCATGCTAAACACCTCCTAATTAATTTATTTTTATGACAAGCCTAAAATTTGATTTACTTGAGCTTGAACAGGATCAACAGAATCTCCATTTCCCCCACCACTAGGATTAAACGGATTATTTGTCATATCAGTTTTAAGGACTTCTTGTCCGTATTCGCTAAATGCATTAGCTAATTTATCTATATTCTGTTTACTGATATCCATATCTTCACCAACTACAAACTCTAAGAAATTTTCGACTTGTTTTGGATATTTCATTTCTGCTAGATAAGTACGACTTTCTTTGATTCTACCTTCATGAGCTAACTTAGCTTCATTCTCTGCATTTTTCTTTTCTGTTGCAGCATTTTTTTCTTCCATTTCTTTAAGTCTTGTTTCCATAGCTTCCATTTGTTCTCTTTGAGCCTTTTGTTCAGGAGTTTCGTGTTTTGGAGCAGTTGCCTTTTTTATTTCACTTTCTATAATTCCTGGCATCTTTTTAGTTTTAAAACTTTCAACTCCTTTAGATACTGCACTGTCTAATTGAGATTGGTTATATCCTTGTATTGCTTTATTTGTTTCAAGGATATTTTTATAATCTTCAACAGTTAATTTGTTAACATCAAAAGGTATTTCTTTAACTTCTGCTATTCCATCAATCCCTTTTAAAATTTCAGTAACATCGGCAGTTTCATCTATATCGTTTAATTTTTCTAACAAATCTTTTTTGATTATCATTGTTTACCTCTTTCCCCATGAAGTACTAGCCCTCATAGTATTTAAATAAGAATTTAGTCCCTCGGAGTACTAGCCCCCAAAGTACTTAGTTTACCCTCGTTTCGGAGCATAAAAATAAGCCCTCTCGGGCTTTTATTATCTTGTTAATTTATATATTTCAGTCAATATTGTATCTGTGATATATTGACTATGCACATAAGATTTGTGATTATACTCATTTATCTTATCGTTGTATAATTGAGCTAACTCAAACCAATCTGTATTTTTACACTTTGCTTTGTTGAATATACTGGCTGCTACTTGGCTTTTTGCTTTATCCTTAGTGAAATTTTTATATATGAAAGTATAATAATTTTCATCATCTTCAGATAAATAATAAGTAGCACCATTTAATTTTAGTTTCTTTAAAGGTTTCTGTTTTGGTCTTTTTATTGCTTTAACTTCTATAGCATCACAAGGTAATGATACAAAATTAAATAATTTTTCCATTTAATCATCCTTTATGTAATTTCTATTTATTTCCAAATGTATAAACTATCAAAGGACTTTTTACAAGTACCTTAGAATTGATTTTAGAAGGTTGAATTATGTAAACCTATCTTCTATTTCTTTTCCATTTAGTCTTTTTACTTATTCCTTGGATTCTTCTGACATAATCAGAAAAACTTTCTCTATTCCAATATGCTGGTAACATTTTATCCCTCCCCTTTATTCAGCAAACATCCAATCTTCTGCTAACATATCAGTTTGTGAGGCAAGCCAAGGAACAAATTTATTATCTGCTGTTTTCATACCTATCCAAGGTGATAAAAATAAACTATCTTTATGTACTTCTCCATCTACTTTGTATTGATAAGGATTTACGTAAGCTAAATACATTCTTTTACCATTCCAACCTTGTCTACATACTTTTAATCCACGTTTTAAGTATTTTATAGCTTCGCCGAAGTTAAATGTTGGAGTTCCACCTAATAAAGTACAATTTTCATTATTAGCAATTACCCATTCATCAGATAAAATATTACTTAGAGTATATTCAACTCTTTGTGTTTCTCTTATATCTAATATAGGACCTTGTCCTTCATCTGCATCTTTTGGTCTACAGTGCATCATAATAGTTTCTTTTTCATTGTCCCAACACCAATAGCCACCCCATGAAGGTAGTTTCATAGGTATTCCTTTTTTCATTTCTTCTAATGCTTGTTTAAAGTTCATCTTATTTCTCCTATCATTTTATAACTATAAAGTAACATTTACAGAAGTTATGCTGTGGTATTAAATCATAAGCTTCTTCAGCACTTAAGGTAACACCATGCATACTTTCACAATCACTGCATGTTCTTTCTTCTAAAACTGAACAATACATAAATTTTTTATCTCTATTACAATAAATAAAGATATCATTTGCTATTCTACTAAGCTCAGATATCAATATTCCTCTTGCTCTTTTTCTACTCATCTTTTGTCTTGGTGTTAGCCATGATGCGATATTGTATAAATTCTTCTTGTTATAAGCTATTTTCAATCTTTTTTTAGTTCGATTATTTATTTTAGCCATATTGCTTTGTATTCTTTGCTTATACGTTTTACCTTCGTATTTTCTATTTAATATTTTCTGTTTTTCTTCATTGTCTACAAAATATCCAAAATACTCTACAATTTCTTCAAACATTTCATCAAAGAAGTTATCTATTAAATCTTCAAGCCATTCATCTTCGTTATTAAGCATTGATAGAACTGCTATAACAAGAAATCTTTCAGCGCTTTTGTAATCTTTTGATGTCTTTTCTATTTGGTAAGCAAAATTAGCAGTTTCCATCAACTCTCTAATCTGCTTATCTGTTTTATTCATCTTTTTAAGATATTTTTCAAGTTCCTGTTCGGCCTGATTATATGCTTTTTCCATGAAACTTTTAGTTTCTTCAACACTTCTATTCTTCGATGTTTGCTTCTGTGTGTTGGTGTTTATCGCCATACAATTCACCTAAACTTTCATCTTCCCTCTTCATTTCTTCTTCATATTCTCTTGCAATTTGTCTTTGTTCAGCATCTAAATCTACTATAAATCCAAATCTACTTGATGCTGTTCTCTTGGAAATAACTCCAGGAGGAACTTGACTAAGCATTTGAGCTGTAGCTAAATCATCTTGAGGGATATTTGCAGTATAAATAATTTTTATTTTTTTCCAATCAAAATTCTTTGCTTTGAAGTAATTTATATAATTGCACCAAAATTTCAATCTATTTGTAACTATATTTGAGTGAGCATTTATTTGAAGTGCACATTTATTTTCCAGTGCTATTAATCTACTTCTAAGTGTAATTCCGCTTAAATTTGATTGTAATCTTTCGTTGTGATTTATATGACAACTTATTTGATACATATCATCTTTATATCTGTCTAGCGTATTTTGTACAAAAGTATCGTTAATTTGCTTAATTAACCATTGAATTTTACCTTCTTTACCTACCATTAAGATGCCTTTTTTCTTCATTTCTAAAATTGGATCTATTTTCGTTTCTTTTCCGGTTTCTTCATCAACAACTATTTTTTCATCTTCAAATTCACAATCTGTCATAACCATATATGCGTTTCTAAAGTCTGAAATTTCATTACCCAAGTCAGATAAATTAGTTTCATAAGCATCTTGTAATCCTTTTAAGTCTTTATATAAACTATCTTCTGTTAGTTCTTCAGTTAATTTTCCTACTGAAACAGGTATTGTACCAAATCTATGGTTTGTTGGAGGTTCAACTTGATTAAACTCTCTATCTAAATGATAAATACATTTTTTTGTATAAACATCTATATGATAAACATCTACATCTAAGTGTTCTACTTTTACATCCATATAAAACAAAACATTGTCATATTCATCTTGATATGCATATCCTGTTAAAGGAGTTGAAATAACACTTTTAAAACCTTCTTCATCATATCGATAAAGTTCAAATACTTTTGTAAATATAACCATGTATTTCATTAAGTCACTGTCATGATTTTTATTCCATAAAGCCATAGTTGATGTTAATTCATCCAATAAACCTGGTTGTTCTTTACTTTCATAAGTAATAGGATTTCCTACAGTATAAGAAACCTCTTCCTTTACAAATTTTTTAAAAAAATTAGTATTTACTTTTAAATTTGACCTTTGTGTAATTGTTTTGTAATCGGCCATAGCATCTGTATTGCCTTTATAATAGTCATACATTTTTTGATATTTATGTAAATCAGACTCAAAACATTGATACATATATCTGACAAAATTTAAATGATCAGGAATATTCAAATCTAAAGCCATTCCTTTTTTTAGACCATCTACGATTTCTGCTACAGTCTGCATTATTTTCGGCCTCCTTTTTTATTTATATAATTATTTTTAGTTTTACTTTTTTTAACTTTTATTAAATCTTCAATAAATTTTATGTATTTTTCATCATTTGAAACTCTTGCATGACTTTTAAGTATATATAAGTTATTCGTTTTAGGTTTTCTTTTGTAAATTACATTTTTTATTACTATTTCTGCAATAGTTCTAGAATTTAAATGAGAATGACCATTTTCCCATTCTTTTTTCGTATTATATACAATAAATCCAATCTTTTTGTTACTTTTTACTTTCAGTATAATAAATTCCTTATTTTGGTATATTTTTTCCGACTCGGTATAATTTGTTTTATTCCAGTTCGGTTTTTCTTTCATTAAACTTTCAGATTCCCATAATTCTTTAGGAACATCATAAACACTTATAACTTCATCGATAGGCTTATATTTTTTCATTTACACACCCAATCTCCTTCTATCCATGAACCTAATTATATTTTTTGTTTTTATTTTTAGTATTTTATTTGCAAAATCAGAAACAACATCTGCAGCATCATCATGTAGTGTATATGCTGTTCCTTGAAAGTCTAATATCTGATCTGTAAATGCTTTATTATTATCTGCAAATATTATTTGGCCATTATTAACTGGATCTTGTATAGTTGCAATACGATTATCTTTATTTTTATTATTCATATCATTAATAAATATTAAATTTCTTTTCTTTAGTTCAGGTATCTTTTCAATCATTTGTTGTATAGTAGTTACATCTGAACCTAAGTAGGTATTTCTTTCTATAGATATATGAGTTATATCTGTAAATTCTAATAAAATATCAATAATTGTATTACAATACTCTGTGAAACTCATTTTTTCAAGTACCATTCTTCTGATATATTTAAAGTCATTTTCTCCTAATGAACCTACTATCATTGCAAATGAGTCAGTTTTCTTTTTCTTATTAGAAGAATTATCTCCCGCTGGGTCAACACAAAGCATTGTTTTTAAAAAAATATGGTCCTCTATTTCCTCTACTGATTGAGTTCTTATAGATTTAAACCATTTTTCACCTATACTACTAGCATCATTCATTTTTTCTGACATAAATGATTTTCTATTACTCCAGTATTTAACTGCTATATCTATAAAAAAATCCCATTTTTCTTCCCATAAAACAGGATATTTCATTTCTTCTTTATGTTTTTCATAAAATTTTCTAGCTTGTATTTGAGGATCTTCTATTTTATCGTCAAAATAAATCTTTTTACATTTAATCCATAAATCACTTTCAAATATATCATCTATTGTTTGGCCATCTTCTAATAAAACAGCCCTATTAATAATAGTATGATAATCTCTATTTCTGCTAAGTTTACTTATTAAGCAATCAATGTGTAAAACTGTTCCTATACTTACAAACTTAGTTGCTGCTTTAACTTTTTTACCTTTTCTAAATACTGCAGTATCTCCAACTTCCTCTACTTCTTTACACCATCTATTCCATTTCTTTTCTCTAGCATCTTCAGTTATAACATCAACTTCGGATTGATAATCCATTTTGTTATCCTAGTGGCTTTTTATCCTCTAGTTCTATATGTTTCCATATAGCTCGGCATACATTTTCACCCTCGTTTAACGTTAGGTTCTCAGATTACTCTATAAATAATCGTGTCGGTGGCTCGTGGGCATATTATATTCTATACTTTTACATAATAATAAAAGCATAGGTTCAATGCCTATGCTCTGCGTGTGTTATCAGCTTTTAAACTGTAACTTCCCCTAGTATTACCTTGTTTAATATATTGATATATGTAAAGTTTTTATCATCTGTAAAAAATGGAATTTCTATATATTTAATATTATTTTTTTTACAAAATTCAATTTTAATAGCATCATGTTTTTTAGTAGTTATTAATTTTTTCTCTGCTTCTTCTTCAGTACATCCTCCAAAATAAGCTTTTTCGTAATGTTGTCTACCATTAACTTCAATAACCATTTTTAGTGATGGTATGTAGAAATCAAAAGGCAGAGGTCTTTTATTTTTGCAATTATCAAATTTATACTCTCTAATATATTCAATATTATTTTCAATAAGGTATTTTTCAACCTTTTGTGATAGTCTAGAATTTTGTTTATTATATTCGTTACATTGAGGACAACATCTTCTTTTTTCTAGATTAGTCCAAAATACTTTCTGTAAACCATGGTAAGGACATTCAAATTCAACTATAGTACTTCTTGTTCCTTTTTTTGTATATCTTCTTATATACTTACAGCCTATTTCTTCAACTATTTTAATTACTTCTTCTAATGGTTTCTTAGCAATCCCTTTAGTTATATATTGAGAAGGTACTCCTTTTACCTCTACAGTATTAGAACATGATTTACATAAATGAAATTTATCCCTTTTAAAAGAATCCCAAGTTCTTTCAAATTCTTTACCACATTTACATTTAAATTTTAATTTTGTTTTAGCATTTTTATATTCAGTTGATAACAAAATACATTCAGAATTGTTTTCAACCCATTCTTTTACATATTCAAAAGTTAATCTCTTCATAACAATCACCTCTTAATTATATTATATCATAATCAGATTGAAAGTTATATCATTATCAATATTAAATTTAGGCTTCTACATTAATTCCACCGATTCTATAAGTTATATTTCTATAACCTACGGACAATTATATTTTTATCCGCTATAACAACAGTAGGCCTTACACCTCCCCAGTTAGCACCACGAACAGAAGTGGTTGACCCTACTGCCCTTATATATGTGTCATTAGTAAACTCAATTTCACCTGAGTTAACCTTGTAATAATCTTTCGAATTAGGCTTTTTACCTTTTAAATCTATTAAGTTTCCAAATACATCTTTTATAAGCTCATTTTCTAAAAACTCTTTCTTTATAGAATTTAAGAATTGCTCGGCATCATCTGCAGTTTTGGCTCCTAATAGAGTAAACTTTGATTTTTTATAGCAATGTAACCATATTGCAAGTGTTTTATCACATATAGTTGACTTAGCAAGTCCCCTAGGCTCTACTATATTAAGTTTATCGTATAAATCCTGTACAAAAGCCTCCGAGAGAACTCTCCATATTTTATAATGTTCTTCACATAATTCCCTTGCACTGTTGTCATCACTTGGCACGAAAGTCGTTCTAAGAAAATATAAACTAAAAAATGTTATATCCTTTTCTCCGATTACCTTTGCAACCTCGTTAGGAGTGTATTTCCTTCTAATATTATCCTGATTTTTAGGAAAATATTTCTTTAAATACTTATCAATCAAGTATATAGAGTATTTATTATCATCAGCAAACTCTATATCATCAAAATAAATCATCTAATCACTCCCTTCTGAATTTATTTACATAAAAAAAGAGCAGCCAATTAATAACTACTCTTTTGTATTTTTCTTTTTAACATATTTTTTCTTCTTTGATTTATTTTTCTTCTTAGGAAAAGTCTTTTCTAGTTTGCTTTTAGTCATTGCTCTACCATTTAGGTAACAAATAACTTCTTCTTCTTCTTTTTCTTGTTTACTCTTTTTAACGATATTGTGAGACGTTTTTCCATTGATAAATTTATTCATAACCCCAAAATTTCTAGAGTTTTTATCTTTTTCAACATTTAAATAAGCTAATTCATATAATTTCATAGACATTCTCCCTTTAAATTTAATGGCTGGCTTAGTGAGATTCGAACTCACAACAAACCATGGTCCGTAGCCATGTGCTCTATCCGTTGAGCTATAAGCCAATATTCTATTTAGAAGGCTCGAGATTAAAGCCTTCTGTAGACACCTTTCGCAGCATTATTTATTCTCTGCTTATCCACGCACCTAATACGTATTGTCCATGACTGGTTGTATTTTTATAGTGCCACAAAACCCTAACACGAGGCACTCTACTATAGTACTACTCAACACTTCGTATTCTGTCTGCCTTGCGAGCAACAAAGGTTTGCAAAACCACCATGCAACTTCATGTTAAACGATTCACCCTTGGGAGGTGTCACGCACTAGATTATATCATGCAAGGATATTCTAGTATTAAGCCACTTTCATACTATAAGGGAACAGACTTTTCCTTTTATTTTATTTTGAATTTGTTGAGAAAAAAGGATTTGAACCTTTAACGCATTGATTAACCATTCAATCGCTCTACCACTTGAGCTATTTCCCTAGTGTTGACAGATGTTGTGCTGTTCCTAAAGCTTTGTTCCCTTTTGAGCAACAAAATACTTTACAACATCAATGTGTTTCATTGGATTCTTACTCCACGTTGTTAATAGATACTACAACTCATCCACTGTTTCACTATTAACAATGGTTAGCGCCCTTTGTAGTCAGCATGCCTTTACACTGCTCACACAATGCTATCCTAAAGATACTAAGCTACCTAAAATAGATTTAGATTTATTTTTTAAAACACATACATGGCTGGGCGTAATAGATTCGAACTATTATTCCAGGAATCAAAATCCTGTGTCCTACCTTTGAACGAACACCCAATATTTAACTGATAATTATATTCTAATCTCCCAACAATATTTTTTCAATCGGAACATATTCCTAATAAAAAAGCCAGATTTCTCTGACTTTTAAAATGTATTATTTATTTTCTTATTGATATTCTTTCATTCTTCTAATTAGTGTAGCTTTGCTTATTCCTGTTACTTCTGTAACTTGCTTATAGCTGTATCCTTCCTCTTTTAGTTTCATAGCATGTTTAATTTTCTTCTCGTCATAAACTCTTTTTCTACCGTCTTTGAATCCTGGTTTCTGTTTTGCTATTGCCTTACCTTCTTGAGTTCTTTCTACGATCATATCTCTTTCAAACTCTGCGAAACTGAAGAAGATATTTCTTATAAGCTTTCCAGTAGGTGTTGTATCCATAAGCCCTATATTAAGAATGTGGACCTTAACACCTTTTTCCAATAGTGAATCTATTAACTTAATTCCAGCTGATGCACTTCTTGAAAATCTATCTAATTTAGTTACTACTAAAGTGTCACCTTCTTTTAAAAGCCCTAATAGTTTAGTGAATTCTGGTCTATCTGTTTTTAGTCCACTATAAGCATCTGAAAAAACCTCTGTACAACCTTCATTTAATAATAATTCTCTTTGACTTTCTAATGAGTTACCATCTTTCTTTTGTGAATAAGTACTAACTCTTGCATATCCATATTTCATATTTACAACCCCCTATGATTATCTTTTATACTTATATTGTATCATAAGTCTTAAAAGTTGTAAACCTATTTATGGACTTTAAATATTTGTTTTTAACATTTAAACATATGCAAATGTATATCCATGCGTTGTTTTTCCTTTTCCTTGTAATACCCTTTCTATATTTTTTCTTGGGATATTTAGTTTTCTTGCACAAATCCCTATTCCCTCAATAATTTCTTCTGAATTATCTTTTAAATTTGTTGCTTTAATAGTTTTCTTAGGAGTAACTTTTTTACTATATTTAGCTTTTATTGATAATATAGAAGTATAATCATTAGTTTTTATATGTGGAATTAACTGTTGTTTTGCATCTATAGCATCTTTTTCTGTTTTAAAATGGCCTATTGGTATCTGATTTCCATTAAAGGTTATTCTTAAAAACCAGCTTTTAGCTTTAACATCATAATTAATGCCTTTTACATCAGATTTATACATAGTAGTATTTTTATTGTTTCGCATATTATGTAAAAAAGAATAATCTATTTTCTGTCTTTCACACATTTTTTCATATGTTTTTCTGCAACAATCCATATATTTTTCCATTTCAATATGTGTTGTTATTCCTATTTGTTTACCTTTTAAAAACTTTTCTTTATTTCGCAAATCATTAACTTCTTTAAAAATCAAAGAAAAATCTTTAACATTGTTTTTTTTAAAAATTCTTTTAATTGTATCTTGAGAAAGTTTATATTTTTCACTAATTTCATTAAGTAAGTATTTTTTAGAATATAAATCTTTAACTATATTTTCATTTCTAGTTTCTTTATTATTTATAATTTTAAGTTTTTCATTTAAATCAGATCTAACATCTACCCATGAATTAAGATATTTAACATTATAAATAACTTTTTCTCTTACTCCAGTTAATCTAGCTATTTTCTTTATAGAGATTGGATTATTTTCTAATTCCGATAACATTTCTTTAACTTTAGCAATTTGATGTTCTGTATAATCACTTCTTTCTCTAGTTACCTTCTTTAAATTTTCTAATCTTTTCTTTCGTATTTCCTCTGGAATCTCATTTAAAAAATAATCTCCACCTTCTGTCATATTAAATCCATTATTATAAGTATCATATTTTTTTATATAATACTTTTCTAAATCATTTAAAATGTCAAGTTCGTCACAATAATGTATAGCTTTAAACTTAAAAGCATCTTCGCCATATTTATTCCAACTTCTTTGAAGATAGTCATTATCATGGTCACCTCTATTCAAAGCACTTATATGACTTTTCCATCTTTTTTCAAAATCTTGAATTGTTTGCCCTATATACATATCTCCTGTTACTACATTTGTTATTGAGTAAATTCCAAAAGGCATTCTCTTACCCCCTTATCGAAAGTTTTAAAAAAATTTTTGTGGAATTTTTTGAGATTTTGTTTTACTTGTTATCCCTCAGGTTTCAAAAAATATATTGCAACACTATAGCCCTTGGCGCACGCGTTGAAAATACTGGGGTATAGAATGCACCGCCCCCTTACCTGGAGTACCCTACTCCACCGAAAGGTCACTGTTTTACCTGGTTACTTATGACACTAAGTTATAAGACAAGTAAACATATTGATATCACTTACTATGTCAAAGTGTATCATAACTTATAAGTATTGATACCTTATAGAGTACTATTAATGCTGTTGTCTTTTACTATACTGGTCTTACTGTTCACTCTATTGTCTTATACCCTCTGTGCGCCCCTCTAAGACGTTGTGCTTTGTCTTATTTGTCCTTATTCTATTGGTAATATATTCCTTCTCTTAATAGTTCTTATAGCTTAATATTATTAAATCAACTATTTAAATAGTTTTTTAAGGGCAACACCTCGTAAATACGGACCGCGATAAGCGCCCCCCTACATTCCCCCTACGATATTTCACTATCTTTTATATCTATTACATTCCCTTCTATAACATCTGAATCATTAAAGTCATCCCAAGAAGGTTCATTATTATTTTCTTTTTCAGTTTCAGGAGTAATAACTGTTTTAGTTTCCACTTTTGAAATTGGAGCGCCAGCCAATCTATTAAGTAAGTATATGCTTGCATCTAGTCTAACCTTCTCGCTCTTAGCTGATCTTGATAGGTCGAGAATATTTTGTAAAAGTTGATTAGAGAATTTCATTATACGATTGTCAACTTTATTTTTAGCAACTTCATATTGTCTATCAAGTTCTTCCATGAATTCTGGTCTTTTTTTCCAGCGCATTATAGTTTTTTCACAAACATCTAATTGGTCTGCTACTTCTTTATTAGTTGCACCATACACTAATAGTTCTGCTGCAATTAATTGGTCTTCTGTTAACCTAGAATCTTTTTCTCGTGGCATGATCAATTACCCTCCTTCCTTTTTATTTCTTCTCTTAAGTGATAATATAAAATTTTATGGACCATTGAAGGTGATTCTTTTCTATCACATGCAATAATATGAAGATTATCGAATTTGGCCATTAATGAAATTACCATAGCCGCGCTAGCGTTAGGATGAACATGGCTTATATATTCACCTTTTAAAAGTTTGATATAATAATCCTTGTCTTGTATAAGCAAGAATAATTTAACTCCTGCTTCTTTTGCTCTTTTTAATTCCCTTATAAAACGGTTATCTTTATTTTCGTCTTTTATTGGATCCATTAAGTTTCCTAGCAGTTCATCTAATCCTGCTTTTCTTTCTATTAAAATATTAGGTATATATTCTCCTTGATATCTAATAGCATAATCTCCAGTATTTAATTTTTCTCTAGTGGCCTGTATTCCATTTTTTATAAGAGTATCTTGGATTAATGTATCTTGTTCCCTTGTATCGCATATAATTTCGTAATCTTCATTTTTTATTTTCATATTATCCCCTTCTATAAGCTAAACATATTGAATTTGCAACATTTATAGAGGTTTATGCCGTAGGCAATTAAGAGAAATTCTGTTCTGTATATAATATATAAGAGTTAAGCACCTTTAAAAGTCTTATAATTATTAGAAAATCAATATTTTGAAGGCTTTTTATACTATCGGTTCGAGCTGGGTTTTTGGATTAATTTTGTCGGTTCGAGCTGGGTTTTTATAATACTCATAAGTATATTAAACATAAAAAAATAAGGGTTAACCAATCTCCCTTATTTAAAAAAGCAGTAATTAATTATTTCTTTTATTTCTTCTGTATTGTTTCCTCCCCAAATTACAAGAGGATTTATTATATAATAATCTTTTGTTTTTTCTCCTGCATATACTTTTGAGTATGCAAATAAATAATATTTATGCCCATCTACCTTTATATGAAATTTTCTTAAACTGTCTCTAAAAAGATACATTGAATTTTGTTTTGTACTTAATCCTAACAACTCACAAATATCTTTTAGACTTAATTTATCCAGCCTTCCAATATCAACTTCCAAAGGATTTTTACATAATATATTTAATTTCCAATTTGCATAAGGTATTAATTGAAATACATAGGATAAAGTTTTATGCTGCCTAATTGTAGTATGTTCATACAAATATCTAGTTGTATTAATCATTATTCTTACATACTCTTTATTTTTATAAAAATTTTCACCTTTACTAAAATACTTAGGATTTAGATAAAACTTTTCTTCTACTTCAAAAATAAGATTGTGTTTTTTCATATCACTTAAAAAAGCTAAAAAAGCATCTCTTTTTAATCCTAGTTTTTGTTGAATCTCTTTCTTTGTCATATGTTCTACTTTATTATTTTTTTTATGTAATATAAGCAAATTTTCTTTTCTGTCATTATAATCAATATATGTAGCTAAATAAATTATTCTTGCTATATTAGCTCTGTCAATATCCAAATCGTAGAAAAGTAACTTTTTATTTACATAAAACATATGAACAAAGCCTCCTTGCTTGTTGCAATACTTTTTTAAATCATTTTTTTCATTAATCAATCTTTTCTGTTTCGGAGTTAACTTTTTAGATTGTTTCTGAATAACTAACTCTTCGTCATTTTCTATTTTAAAATTATCTAGGAGATCTTCTGTTTCTGAGTTTACTATTAAAACATCTTTCATTTCACATATCTCCTTTTTCAAAATAAAAAAGACAGTCCTGAAAAGACTGCCTTTACTTTGATACAATTAATGCATCTTAATATAATTATAGCATACTTTTTTTAAGTTTTAAATGAATTTTAAATACAATGTTTTAATTTAATCAAGTTTTAATAAATAGCAAATTTTTGGTAATTTAAGCATGTTATAATTGAAATAAAGGAGGTGTAACATTAAGTGAATAATACACAAATATTAGCTAAACACTGTAAAAAAGTTGAAGTAAAAGAACTTAAAGAAAAAGATAATTGTTTTTTGTGTGGTTGTGAAATAGCAAAAGGTATTCCTGTAAAAAAAGTTATCAGTAGTAATTTTACAAACTTTGAATTCTGTAAAAATATAAACGGTAATAATTGCTGTCAAGATTGTGCATCAACTATAAAAAATGCTGATTTAAGAAAAAATAGCTTTGTTGCGGATAAAGATAATCTGTATTTGCTAAAGAAAAACGATATAGAGAATTATTTATTTGACTTAGATAAATATGTAAAAGGTGAATTCGTAGTAGGCATTACTGTATCATTTAAAAAACATAATTCTTTTAGATGCAGAGTTAATCAAGACACTTCGAAGTATTACATAAGACAAGAAGATAAGGAATTTCTATTTGATGCAAAAGAAATGAAATATTTGTATGACAAACTCAATGATGCTTATCTCCAATTTTCAAAAGACGAAATATTATCAGGAAACTATTCTACTATTGCTATTGAGCAATTTGGTTTAGAAAAGTTTATAGAATATGAAAATTTATTTAAGAAGTATAGAAAGACATATCAATTTGAGCTACTTGTATATATTTTAAATTCTGAACGTAGAAACGAATATATAAAACAAAAGCAACAAGCTCAAAAGGAAGAGAAAGCTCGATTAAAAGCACTTGAAAAGGAAAGAAAGAAAAAACAAAATAAGGAGGATAAAAAGTAAAATGGATAAAAATATACAACAATATTGTGTTTCAACACTATCTGAAATTTGGGCGCAAATAGACTGGGATAAGGTAAAAGGTAGCAGAGCACTTGGAATATGGGATGAATTTACAGCTAAAGTGAAATCAACTGCTATGACAACTACTAGTTACGAAACTTTTGTAGAAAAACTTTGTAGAAAAATGGATGTAAGAAGTCTTAGATTTGCTATGATTAGTGAAATTTCAGAATTAAGTGAAGATGTTAAAAAACAAATATTAAAATGCTATCGTTCTGAAACTCAAATTATAATTTTGAAACTTAGACTTCAAAATCAAATAAGAAAAGAACAAATGCAAAGAGAAAAAGAAGCTGCAAATAAGGAGGATTAGGATATGAAAAAAGATATTACTTTGAAATTATTAAGCCCACTTATGCACTATGGAGATGAAAGAATGGGTACTATGCAAATAGCTAGATGTATGAAATTTGAATATGATGGAGAATTTATAGACATACCAGTTTATAGTGGTAATGCTTTTAGAGGGATTATGAGACGTATTGCAATGAGAGACTTCTTAGAAAAAATAGGTATAGCTGAGGAAGGTATAAGTCCTAAATTATATTATTTACTTTTTACTGGTGGAACTCTTACAGGTGGTGGCCGTTTCTGTGAAATAGGAGAAAAAAGAGAAATGAGACGTTTATGCCCTCCACTTAGTTTATTTGGTAGTGCAATTGGGGACCAAATTCCAGAAGGTAAAATGAAAGTTGGAATTTTTAAACCTATCTGTAAAGAAACAGAAGATTATACAGGTAAACATAGTGATATATCTTTCTATGATATGCTAGAAGAAATCTTTTATACTAGACGTGATGATCTAAAATCTACTAATTGTGATTTAATACAAGATTCTGAAGATAAGAAAGATAAAAAAGAAAATCCAGTTCAAATGAAATACGATATGCAAGCATTGAGTGCTGGTGCTAAATTAATTTCTTCTATCGTAATAGAAAATTCTAACGATATAGAAGAATCTTGTTTAGAATCTATAATAGATAAATTCAAAGAAATGCCTTATATAGGTGGTAAAAGTGCTACAGGACACGGTGAAGTTGAAATTACATATGAAAATAGTAAAGGTTCTAGCCTGTACTATGATTATTTAGAACAAAATAAAGATGAAATAAGAGATTGGCTTAGAAATCTAGAAGGGAAATTATAAAAATGACACTTGATAATTTTTTAGAAATAGGCTCGATATGGTCATCTTCAAATCAATTTCTTAGAAAATTGTCTAAATCAAAAGAAGTTGTAAAAGAACAACTACTAAAACATGATAAACCTTATATTTGTTTAAGTGGTGGCAAAGATAGTGTTGTAATGGCTTTCTTGATTGCAGATGTAATTCAACATGATATAGATAATTACAACGGAAATATTATACTTTGGGGTCATGTTAGTGATGCATCTTATCCAGGAACAGTTGAGATTATGGAAGAGGTATCTAAAAAAACAGGAATAAAACTTGTTTTAGATACTTCTCCAGTATCCGCTTTTGAAGTTTTGGATGATTCAGTTGTAAAGCAATTTGGAAAACAAGGTTATTTCTTTGATGCTATAGAGAATTGCATTAATACATATAATAGAAATTTAAGTTTTATAGGTGTAAGAGCATATGAAAGTAAAAGAAGAATGAAAGCAGTAAAAGCACATGGTATGACTTTTACTTCTAATGTACCTACATTCTGTAATATATGCTATCCACTTGCATGGTATAAATTAGAAGATATAGCAGCATTAACTTATATGTATAACACTCCTGTTCATCCTGTTTACTCAAAAGTAGATACGAGATTAAAATACAATTGTACTGACGAAGGTTGGATAAGGCTAGGCTATCTAACTGCAAAAGATTTATTAAACCAAGGTTCAGCAGTATTTATAAAGAGAAATTATCCTGAGCAATTTGAAAAGTTAGTCCAACATTATCCAGAAATCAAGAACTACGTTTAAGAGGGGGACAAAATATATGTTTAAGAATTTCAAAGTAATAGCACATTTAGGAAGCCCTCTTTGTGCTATAGATGATATTATATTGGATTCAATTATAAGTGCTGCTATATGTAAAGATTTACTTAAAGATGACTATTACGTCGGTTCAAATAAGTATGGTACAAAAGAACAAGTAGATAATATGTTGTCTAAAGTACTTGATAAGCAATATGGTGTTTATTGTACTAGCTATGGTTTTGGAAATGATAGAGAAACTATTTCTAGCTGGTCCAAAAGATTTGATGTGAAGAATGATGATCTAATAAAATTTACTGGAAAAGCTAAACATAGAGTTGATTTAGGTGCTGGATATTTTAAAAATTATCATATACCCGTAGTTTTAAAATCTGTAAAAACTTTAACTTTCTACGTTCGAGGCGATATGGAAAGAATTAAATATCTATTAGAAAATTACATCTTTTATCTTGGAAAGAAACCTTCACAGGGTTATGGAGAAGTGCGATTTTGGGAGTTTGAAGAGATTGAAGATAATATAAGTGTGTTAAATAAAGAAAATAAAAATATGAGAAATATTCCGTATGAAGAAATTTACGATATTCTTAAAGAAAATGCTAGTAATATAAAAGACTTCACTTTCAATCTTAAAAAAATGCCAGTAATCCCACCATATTGGAGACCTGATTGTAAAGAAGTGTGCATTGTATAAAAATAAAAAGCTAGGAGGATTAAACCTCTTAGCTTTCTTTATATTCATTTTCGATTATTCTATATAAATGCTCAGCTAACATCTTTTTAGTTGGCTTAGTAATAAAATGATCATATCTATATAATAATTGTTTTCCTTCTAGCAAATCTGGAACTATCATTCCGATTTCTAATTCTCCATTATTATATATAATACCCATTAGATAATCATTTTCTAAATCACAAAATTCTTTTGCAATTTCATAACATTTTCTCTTAGATATTTTCATCTTCCTTACCCCTTTTCTTATTATTTAGGTTCTCCGTATAGGCGATTCATACACTCTCCTGTTATTAACCATGTTTTACCGCTTTTTTTTACATCTTCTCCAATTTCAACTTTATCAGTTAATACTAATTTTCTAAGAGTACTACTATCAAGTCCCCATTTTTCAGATGCTTCAGCAAACGTAAAAATTTTGTCAATATCTTTTTCCCACGGACGGTACAACAAAGCATAAGATAAAATTTTTCCACTCTTTGTTTTTATCGTACCGTTGTTAGTAGAGCCATTTATTTCAGTTACGTCATTTATTTCTATATTTATAGAAATATTTGTTGCAAATAATTCTAAATTTTCTTCGTATTTATCAAGACAAATTCTGCAATCGTATGCAGAAACATCTAAATCATCCACTGCAATATAAACATTATATTTTTCTTTTTTAAAATTATTTTTTACAAATTCTTTTATTTCTTCTAATTCTTTTATTTTTGTATTTTTCATTTTTGCATCCTTTCTTTTTTATTTATTTTCTAAAGTTTCAAATGCTTTACTTAAAGCTTTAAAACTTTTACGACTTTCGCTATCATCAAAGTCAAAATATTCATGATATAAGTATATACACATACTTTTTAACCCTGCTGCCTTTTTATGTTCAAACCAATAATTGCTAGTCATGAATTTCGCATGATCAATATACCATACAGATTGATCTTGTTGTAAGATATAATCTTTCGCAATTTTTATTGCATCTTCTGATGTTTGACTTACTTGTACAGCTTCTTCCAACATTTTAAATAAGTTTTCTCTGATGCTGTTAGCCCAAGCTATTTGTTTTTCTGAACCTTTTAATTCTACCATTTCTTTTTCCTCCTTTTTTTGAGATAGGAAAGATAAGCATAAACCTAATTGAGCTTGATAATCTACTTCTGGATATTGTTCTTTTATTTCCTTTGTCATTTTATGAGCTTCTTTCATTAAATTTCTTTTCATCTTTCTTACCCCTTTTCTTATTATTTATTATACTTATATTGTATATTAACCCCCGTTTATTGTCAACCTTATTTTTAATTTTTTATTTTTCTCATAAAAATAGACTAGAACTATCAGTTTTACTCTAATTCTAGTCTTATATTGATTTTAATTTTCCATTTTTCTTATAATTATTCTATCTCTATCAAATGATAACTCTATCTTTCTGTTTTCTTCATTGATTCCTAATTCATTTAACCAACTTTTAGGAATTGATGATACTCTAGCAGATGTATTTTTAAACTCTGCTAATACGACTTTGTTTTTTATTAATTCAAAGAGTTTAACTCCTAGAATTTCCTCCAGTTGTTTTAAAGTTTCTGGTCTTGGAGTTCTATCTCCTCTTTCATATTTTTTTATAGTATCTACAGATACTTCTAACAACTCAGCAAGTCCTTTTTGAGTTAATCCCTTTTCTTTTCTTGCTGTTTTTATTTTTTCACCCATTGTCATTGTTCTATCTCCTTTTCTATTTCTCTTAGAATTCTATCTCTATTTGTAGTATTTATATATCTTATTTTACTGTTTTTATCCTTATTTTCTATAACTTTATAGTACATACCATGAGAATTTACTTTTGTATTTATGAATATGTAATTTTTACCTTTAAGTAAAGCAACATCAAAGTTTTCTACACCTGCAGCAATAAAGGTCCAATTAGGTAAAACTTCCTTCATTGTATTGATCCAGTTATTAGTTCCACCAAAACAAATAGCATTCAAATTATTTAACTTATCTATATCGACCTCATTATTAGTAGGCGGAGTATCTTCACAATTAGATAAATTAAACATTAAATTTCGTAACTGATGTAATTCATCTTCTACATCTGGTTGATTTTCGATAGATTTTAATA